GTTTCTCAGATCCAAATGGTATATACCCTAGAGCGCAGACTGAAGGTAGTACAGATGCTCAACATGATGTTAATAGATTAGCACGGAATGACGCAGATGATTCGTCTATTACACTTGAAGCAAGAAAGGCCTTACGTGCTGCAAATTATACAAACATACCCACGGCCACAATACAGGCCGTATTTGACACAGCAAGTGAGGGTGATATATGGTCCCTACCAGAAAACACTTACGCCGCAGAATATCCTTACAATCATGTATATGAAACAGAAAGCGGCCATCTATTTGAATTTGATGATACACCAGACAAAGAACGTATATTGCTTTATCATCACAGTGGTACAGAAACAGAAATCACGGCCGCAGGTACACGAAATACAATTAACAAAGATTCAACCTATAGTATAACCGAAAAAGATAACAAGGTCTACATTAAGGGGAACTCAGATATTACCTTAGGTGGCCGTCATAAAGTCATTATTAACGCAGACGGCCAAACAGGTAACAACTATGATATACAGATTGGTCCTAATGCAAATGTCAATATACAAGTAGAAGGTGGTAACGTCAATGTATCTGCCTTTACATCACAAAACGGTCCTCAAACAGTAGGTGGTGATATTAATCTATTTGCAGGTAAAGACATTACTATGGCCGCTACAGGCCAGTTAACCATTAGTGCCAATAAAATCATAGAATCATCACAGACAACGACCACAAGAAGTGCTCAACAAGAGTATCACACATACGGTAACCCAATTGACCATAATTAGGCGAAGACTAACTTAAACACTATTAAAACTGGCTGGGCTTTCTAATCTATAAAAGTAGTAAGTAACATATGAATATATCGAAGCGGCAAACTCAAGGCAAAACCTTAGCCTCATATACAGGAATTTTTTTCGTGCTATTTTTTGTGCTATTAGTCGGATGTGTCAAAGTGTCGGTATCTTGTAAAGTAGATAATGTAGAGAAAATCGCATCCGCGGTCGAAGACTGTAAAGAACAACCTAACATGGCTATCTCTAAGGAGTTCTAATCTTATACATAGTTATGTTGAGTCCCAGAGGAAAGTGCTAGAGCTAGTATGATTACAATTACAGAAACAGCAAAGTGGCGTCTATTTCAAGTTAAACTGAAAAACAAATCTCGTTACATACGTTTAGATGTAAAGGGAGGTGGGTGTGCAGGTTTTAATTATGAATGGTCTTTTACAGAGGATAAGGAAGACAATGATATGTTATTAGAAAACGTTTTATTAATATCAAAGGATTTAGAGTTTTACTTATTAGGTACAGAATTAGATTATATTGATGAGGCCTTTAAAAGCGAGTTTGTAATTACGAATCCAAATAGTAAGTCTAGTTGTGGCTGTGGGGAATCGTTTAGTATATAACGCAAAAAATTTTTCGCAAAACTTCGAGTAACTTGAGTGATAACTTGTGCGGATTTCTTATAAATATAGTAAAGAGATAGATTATAAATATAGTAAAGAGAGAGATTTATGCCAGGTATAATAAGAGTAGGTTCAGAACCAGCAATTACAGCAGAGAGTGCTTCTATCTATTCAAAAGATGCCGATAGTGGAAGTGGTGTTACAAACTATGCATTGTATTCAGAGCAATTTGATCAAAGTGGAACATGGTTAGATGCTGGTGTAGGTGCACCTGCAGCTGGTGTTGTAACAGCAAATGATGGGACTGATCCAAATGGTAACACAACAGCAGATCGTATTTCTGGTGGTCGTATTCAACAAGCTTATATGAGCTACACAAGTGGAAATGATTATACGTTTTCATTATATGTAAAAGGAACAAGTGGTCAAACGGTTGGACTAGGTTATTATAATAATTCAGGTGATATAACAACCATAAGTTATACACTTGATGGAACTTGGCAACGATTTAGTCATACCTTTACAGCAACAGCAACAAATCTTAATTCAGGTGGAGCTCGTATTGTTATATCAGGCAATGGAGACAAATCACAAACAGCAACAAACTTTTTAGTTTGGGGTGCTCAACTTGAACAAGCATCATCAGCAAGTAATTTATATGTGCAAACCACATCATCATCAGCTACAGGTTATGAACAAAAAGCAGCGATGTATGTAAAAGATGAATCTGGTAATGAAACAAAAATCTCTCCTCACAATGCAAATGGTGAATGGGAATATTTGTCAGTAAATAAATTGACTGGAAAAACTGTAAGAGTTAATATGGAAGAAATGATAAAAGACATAGAACAACTTACAGGAAAAACCTATCTCTATAATAAATAATACTATTAATAATTTTATATTTTTTTTACTTCCGAACATTGTTGAATTAACCCACAAGAGGACTTACACTTATGCCTAAACAGCCTAAGAAGATTACACTTACGTCTTTAAAGAAAAAGGCACCTAAAATACCTAATCATACTTGTGTCAGTATAGATAATGTAATCAGTAAATTAGAAAAGTTAGTTGAACGTAAAAAGACGTTAGATAAAAAATCGTTAAAAGACTTAACCAAACGATTAGAAAAATTAAGAACGGCCAATGAAGACCTACGAGAAGGTGGTATCTATTGGTACGAAAAATTAAAACTGTTATTAAAAAATAGATAGGAGGTTTCCTATGAATTACTACGTTACAGGAACACTTATTATATTATTAGTTGCGTTTGCATTAATTGTTGGACCTTATCCATATTAAACTTTTGTTACAGTCGGTTTCCTATTGTTAAATACTATTGAGCATATTATTGCTCGTATCTCTAAAGTAAAACATAGGAAACCTAAATGAGAAAATTATTATTAATTTTTATAATGAGTTTGATGACAACTATATCATATGCAAGGGATCAAATATCAATTGTTGGTTCTTCAACCGTATTTCCATTTTCAACAGTCGTAGCAGAAAAAGTAGGTAAAAAGGGTATTAAAACACCTGTGATTGAATCGACTGGTACAGGTGGTGGTATGAAATTGTTTTGTAAAGGTATTGGTGTAAATACACCTGATATGACAAACGCTTCACGTGCCATAAAACCAAAAGAAAAAAAGATGTGTTTTGAAAATGGTGTTACCGATATTTCACAAGTGATTGTGGGTTTAGATGGTATTGCAATTATTCGTTCACTTAAAAATGAACCTATAAACTTTACACAAGAACAACTATGGCAGGCCTTATCAGCAAAAGGTTCTTTACCTAAAAAATGGTCTGATATAGATTCAAGTTTACCAGATATTAAAATTCAGGTACTCGTTCCACCACCAACTTCAGGTACAAGGGATGCGTTTAATAGTTTAGTGATGTCAAAAGGATGTCCTAAAGAAATTAAAGAAGCAAACAAAAAAGATTGTACGTTATTAAGAGAAGATGGTGCTGCTATAGAAGCAGGTGAAAACGATACTTTGATTATTAATAAAATTGTTGCTGATCCTAATAACTTTGGTATATTAGGATATTCTTACTATGACGCAAACAAAGACAAATTAAGAGCAGCTTCAATCAATGGTAAATCAATATCAAAACAATCCATACAAGATGGTTCGTATCCAATAAGTCGACCATTATTCTTTTATGTAAAAAATCAACACAAAGGTGTCATACCTGGTATTGATGAATATATTAAAGAGTTTACTTCAAAAAGAGCAATTAGTAATAGAGGTTACTTAACTGATTTAGGTTTAGTGCCTTTGGCTAATCCACAAGAAGCAATTACACAAGTAAAATAAAATAAAAACCTCACCGAGAGATAATTAACAAAAACAAAAGAGAACTCTCGGTAAGGAAAAATAACCCTTAAAGGGTAACTCTAAATTCCGTATTCATTTAATCTAAAATCTACCACAGGCATAAAGTCATAAGCATATTCATTATCAGGCAATGCACCTGACATTTTAACTAACGTATCATATGGTTTACGTTTGTCAAAAAACTTTTGTAAAACAGTTTTAAGATTATCAGACATTGTATGGGCAATACTATTGTTAAATTTACAAAACAAAGTACCACA